CGGCGCCGCTCGAACAACGACACGCGCTTTCGGGTTCGAGCGCGGGACAAGCGACAGTCTCGGCTAAGATCAGAACTCTTCGCATGCTCGAAGGTCAAGCCGACGGCGCGGCGACGGTCTCGGGAACGCTTCGCGTCAACTTCAAGAGCTTGACAGGCGAAGCGAACGGGCTCGCGACGGTTGGCCCGGCCGCGCTCAATCTCGACGTTCCGTTCGAAGGTCAAGCCGACGGGTCTTCGGTTGTCGAAGGTTCGCTTGCGCTCTTCGTTCCGGTTGCGTTCTTGGCGTGTCTCGACGGCGAAGCATACGAGACGATCGAAATCGACGGCGCAGTCTACGAAACGCTCCACTTCTCGGAAGAAGGCGACGGGACTTGCGGCGATTAGGCGTCGAGCGGATCTTGAACTTCGATCGTCTTGCCGGGCGCGTAGAATTTCACTGATCCCGGTCCGGTCATGACCGGCGCGATCTTGATCGTTTCGGGGATCGGAACGTCGCTCGCTTGCAGCAAACGGATCAATCGAACGAACGTCGCCGTTTGCGATCCCGAGTCGACGTTCGCGGCCCATGTCTCGCGCGCCCCGCTCTGACGCTCGACAGTGAACTCGGCCGAGACAACGGTCGAGAGATCAATGAATGGATCCGAACTCGTGACGTCGTATCGGATCGCATACGGATCGACGGCGCCCGCGGGAAGCGTCTCGTCGACAGCGGAAAGGCCGGCGCTTTGACAAGTCACGATCCAGATCATAGCGTAAGCGGCCGAAACCGGATAGGCTTTCACGAAATGAGCTTCGCAACCGCGCCAAAGATCGCACACGGCGCCGCGCCGCTCGGGGTAGTCAAGCGGACGGAAGCCGACTTTCACGACTGGATCGCGAGCGAAGTCGGGTTCGCGTCGAACTTCTGCAATTGGAACGACGATCCGCTCGTGCTCGAAGCATATCAATTCGGCTTCATGTGCGACGAGTCTTCTTACCGTTGCGCCGAGAAGAGTCGTCAAACGGGTTACTCGTTTATCTTCTCGGTCGAAGCGCTCGCGCGTTCGCATTTGCGCGAGTCGCATACCGCGATCTTCGTTTCGTACAATCTCGCCGACGCGAAAGAAAAGATCGCTTACTGCCGGCAACTTCACGAAGAGTTGCCGCTCTCGCTTCAACGAAAGCTCGTCGTCGATTCGAAACTCGAACTCGGCTTTCGCGCGAACTCGGGAAGCGGTCGAGTCAGTCGGATCATTTCGAATCCGTCGAAGGCGCCCCGCGGCAAGACGGGCGATATCTACCTCGACGAGCTAGCGCATTGTCAGAACGATCGCGAAATCTACAAGGGATCAACCGCGCTGATCTTGCGCTCGGGTGGACAGCTAACGATCTGTTCGTCGCCGCTCGGAAGACGCGGCACGTTTTGGGAAGTCGCACGCGAAGAAGTGAAGCCTTATCGCGCATACTCGAGGCAACATATCCCGTGGTGGCTTTGTCGCGACTTCTGCAAAAACGTTCCGCGCGCGGCGAACGACGCGTCGAAGATGGACACCGAGACGCGTGTTCGCGAGTTCGGCAAGCCGGGGATCTGGGAACAATACGACTCGCTTCTTCTCGAAGACTTTCAGCAAGAGTTCGAAGTCTTCTATTCCGACGAAGCAATGACCTTCTTCCCCTACGAATTGATCCTCGGTTGTTGCGTTCTCGATAGCGAAGATTTGGTCGAAGACTTCGGCGGACTGAACGGCGCTCGCGGTCGACTCGTCGGCGGTTACGACGTCGGGCGCAAACACGATCTTTCGGTTCTCTCGATCTTCGAAGTCTTCAAAGACGGGCGCAAGCGTTGTCGCATGCTTCGTGTTTACGAGAAGGCCGCGTTCGAGCGACAAGAGAGCGACCTTCGATCGTTGCTCACGATCGCGTCGATCTCGCGGCTCTCGATCGATAACACCGGCATGGGGATCCAGCTTGCCGAGAACCTTCAAAACGAGTTCCCCGCGATCGTCGTTCCCGAGACTTTCACGACGACGAGCAAAGAAGTTTGGGCGACCGACTTCAAGATCGGCTTGCAGCGCAAAGAGATCGAGTTGCCACGCGATCGCATGCTGATCAGTCACATTCATTCGATCCGCCGAAGCGTTACTTCGGGGGGCCGAGTGACCTTCGAAGTCGACTCGAACGAGTCGAAGGGTCACGCGGATTTGTTCTGGTCTTGCGCGCTTGCGTGCCAAAAAGAGCGCGGTCCGGCGAGAGAGCTTCCGTCGATCGGCGTTCGGGTGATAGGGTAGAGCCCCCATGAAGAAGTTCGACGTTCACGTCTTCGAGTGCAAACGCGACCCCGACATGAAGAGCGAACGCGTCAGAGTCGGCGCGCGGCTCGTGCCGAAAGACACGATCCCGAAGCTCATTCATAAGATCGCCGTGAAGGCGATCGGCCACGATCAAGCGTTGCGCGCCGTTCGAGATCGGTTGAAGTCTCTCGGTCTCGTCGTGCGCGGTCTGAACTTCAGTGCCGAACACAAGCGGCTGATCGTCGCATACGTTTTCGAAAGGGCGAGCAAATGACAATGCGTGGAGTCGTTCAGTCAATTCCGCTCCCGGCCGGGACTGGCACGGGCGAAGCGCGGAACGTTCTGGAGTTGATCGATATGGTTGTCGCGCTTAGCGCCGCAACCGGAACCCCGACGGGTGGATCGATTCAACTCGAAGGCTCGTTCGACGGGGCGACCTTCTTCAACGTCGGATCGGCAATGACGGCGAAAGGTGATTTCGTCGAAGTGACGACACCGAAGCGCGTCAAGTTCTTGCGCGCGAACGTTGCGTCGACGCCAGCCGGCGGAACGTACAAGCTCGAAGTCTTCGGAACCGAACTCAGCCGGGGTTGAACCATGTCGAAGACGGACACGAAGACGAAGACGAAGACGAAGCCGGTCGATCCACTCGACAAGATCCTTTGCGCTCGACACCGTGACTTGATCGAGACGCGCGTCGGAAAGGATCGAGTTGATCGGTTCGTAGCAATCGAGATCGCTCCGCGGCTTCGCGCGGCGAAGCCCGAACTCGTGCTCGAAGCGAAGAAGACCGGCAAGCCGATCGGGCAACTGTGTTGCAAGTTGGGCGACGCGGGGATCAACGACGCGATTCAGGGCAAGCCGATCAAGTTCGCGAAGAAGGCGAAGCCCGAGAAGACCGGCGCGGGTCATGACTGATCAGAGCGAAGCGCGGCTTGATAACAAAGCGCGACTCGGCGACGCGTTGCCGCTCGTCAAGGCGCGGTTGATCGGTGAAGGCAAAAGCGATCCGCTTCTCTCGAATCAGGTTGAAGTCGACGACAACGTTCGAAACCTCTTCGATCAAGCGGGCGCGATCGAGCCTCCCTACGATCAAGAAATGCTTTGCCTGCTCTTCGAACACTCGTCGGGGTTGCGCCCGAACGTGGACTCGTATGCGACGAATATCGACGGGTTCGGTTATCGCTTCGAACCGGCGTTTCGTCTCGACGCACCAAAGGATCGGGATCGGATCAAAACTCTTCTTGCGCGCAAGCCGAAGAAGATCGAGAAGTCGACGCGCGACAACAACGCGGCAGAAGGCACGCCCGTTCCACCCGACGACGAACTCGAGGCCGAACTCGGCGAACTCGGTCAGGCCATGATCGAAGAGAAGTCGAAGCTCGATCGCTTCTTCGAGAATTGTTGCGACGAACATTCGTTCGTGAAGCTTCGACGGCTGACGCGACAGGATCTCGAAGTCATGGGAAACGGCTATTGGGAAGTCTTGCGCAACCGCGAAGGGCAGATCGCGCAATTCGTCTACGTTGCCGGCTTCACGGTTCGGATCACGCGACGGCTTCCGCCCGTCGAGATCGAGCGACGCGTTCGCGTTGACGAACTCAACTTCGAGACGGTCAAGCGGCGCAAACACTTTCGGAAGTTCGTTCAAGTCTTCGACGGTCAACTCGTCTACTTCAAAGAGTTCGGCGACCCCCGCTTGATCTCGGCGAAGACCGGCAAGATTTGGGGCGAGCAAACGGCCGAGAACTTCGCGCGCATGCAAGCCGAAGAAGGCAAGTCGACGCGCGCCGCGACCGAGATCAAACACTTCAAGATTGACTCGCCTCGAAGCGTCTACGGGATCCCGCGTTGGATCGGAACGCTTCTGTCCGTCTTCGGATCGCGCTTGTCAGAAGAAGTGAACTTTCTCTATTTCGACAACAAGAGCGTTCCCCCGCTTGCCGTTCTCGTCAGCGGCGGGCGGATCAGCGAAGACTCGGTTTCGCGGATCGAGAGCTACATTCAGAACAACTTGAAGGGCAAGCGCAACTTTCACAAGATCCTCGTTCTCGAAGCCGAGCCCGCGGTCGGTACGCAGCAGACCGAGACAAGCGCGCGCATGCGGATCGAGCTTCGCCCGCTGACGGGCGCGCAACAGAGCGACGCGCTTTTTCAGAAATACGACGAGCGCAACCTCGACAAGATCGGCGGTTCGTTCCGGTTGCCGCGTTTGCTTCGCGGCGATATTCGAGACTTCAATCGGTCAACCGCAATGGCCGCGTTGAACTTCGCCGAAATGCAAGTCTTCCAACCCGAGCGCGAAGACTTCGATTGGGAGATCAACAAAGACCTTCTTGTCGACATGGGCGTTCGGTTCTGGAAGTTCGTGTCTCGCGCGCCGGTCACGCGTGATCCCGTTGCGCTCTCTGAAATGATCCGCAACCTTGCGAACGGTCACGTCTTGACACCCGAAGAGAGTCGCGAGCTTTCCGAAGACGTCTTCAACCGAGAATTTGCGAAGCTCGACGCGGAATGGACAAAGCAACCGATGGCGCTAACGCTTGCGGGTCTCGGAAGCGGAAGCGCTGGCGCGGTCGGTCAAGCTCTCGGCGAAGCGGCGAAAGCCGCGGCCGACGGCGGCGAAGAGTTGCCGGTGCTCGTCGAACGACTCGTTCGGGTCCGAAAGCTTCTCGCGAAAGCCGAAGAGCGCGCGGCCGAAGAGACACTTCGAAACGCGCTCGGGTGGGATGATATGGAACGCGAAGTGATCCACGTTCCCGCCGAAGAAATGGAGCGAATGATTGGCGCCGACGAATCAAGCGCCAGCGCTTCGACGGACTGACGGTTGCCCGTCGCGGCTCGGGCCGGGAGAGTACAAGCGGATCCCGACTCGGAACGAACGCGCGCCGGTCGGGTATTACGTCGCGTGTCCATGTTGCGGGTTCCGGTGCATGGTTGTTCTTGTCGAAGAGTTCGGAACCGAAGAAGACGAAGACGGACACTTGATCTCGACGTCGAAGCCGATCCGGTGCAAGGCTTGTCACGTCGAAGGGTTCGTTCTCTCGGGAAGGTTCGATCATGCCGCTTGACGCTTGCGCGCTTCACGATCACTTCGCTTCGGCCGTCGACGCGATCGATTGGCTTCTCGTGAACCGGCGCGACGCGATTCGGAAAGCGCTCAACCCGTTGAACCAAAGAGAGCATGCGAAGATCGCTCTTCGCTTGTCTCGTGCGATCAAGGGGATCACGGGACCGGCCGAAGCTAACGCCATGCGCGAAGCGCTCGCGACGCTGGACGTTGACTGGCCGAACCTAAGTCACGCGGCGCGCGAACGAGTGATCACGACGGCGAAGCGCAGCGTTGCGCGGAACATTCCAAAGGCAATCGAGCCTCGAGTTCAAGAACAATTCCGACTCTTCGGCAAACCGATCGCGCGCGGCGCGAAGCGGTTCGCGGTCACGCAACACAAGCTCGACATTTCGGCGACCATGAGTTCGAGAGACGTCGCGCTTGCGCGCTTCGCGGCGCGCTCGCCTGTGAACTTCATTCGCGACGAATACGGCAAGCGAAGCGAGACCATGGGGCGACGCGTTCGAGAAGTTGTCGCGCAAGGGATCGAGCGCGGCGCGGGTTCGAGAGAGATCGTTCGGGACTTGAAAGCTCAGATCGGCGATCTCGGAAAGCTCGGGCGCGGCGACTTTTATTGGGAAGTGACGGCGCTTGCATTCACGAACCGCGCGCGAACGATCGGGCAACTGAACGCGTTTCAAGAAGCTGGCTTCGAGCGTTACGTTTGGGAAAGCGTGCTCGACGAAGTGACAACCGAGACTTGCCGCTTCTTGCACGGGAAGACGTTCAACGTAAACGCAACGCTT